GTATATACATACTAGGGTAGACCCTATTTATATTGTATGCAACTTTAGGTATATACTAATGAAAATTCCGTATTACCAGAACTTGTAGGTGTTGCCATAAATGGAAGATTTAACATTGTAATACCATCTGATTCTTCATATGTTGGTTGTCCTAAATCTGTCTGTGGACAAGATACAGTAACTTTATTACCTGCTGTTGTCCCATGCAACCATGTGTTTGTGCCAGTTGATGTGCCAGTATAATCTGTAAAAAAGTTATGTGCTGACAATGCAGGGTTTTCTATAACTGCTGTACCTGATGGTCTGCGGTCTGTAATTAATACTTCTTTTGTACCACCTACTAATTCTCTATAAATTACTTCATTATTAAAATCTAAATTCCATGATTGTAAGGCTGCTGCAAAACCAAATATTGCAAAGTTAGATGTACTGCCATTTTTAAAGATAAGGGGTGATGCCTGATTACTTACTGTTACAGAAGGTAAAGCATCATCAGTAGGTGCAGAAAATAATCCAGTTAAAGAAAAAGAAATACGTGGAATATTATTTACTTCACAATTAATACTAAATGTACCTCTACAACCTGTAACAATATGTCTGATGCCATCATAGTTAACAAATAATGTAACGCTATCTGATGGTGTAGTAACAGGTGCATAAGTAACTGTATTACCACCACTTACTGTTTCAGATAAACCACACGCTTTTAATATTGCACCATACTTAGGTGCAGTACCAGCAGATCCACTACCAGCCATTTCTACATCAAAGGTTACATTAACTCTTGTATTAGCAGGTATTACTTCATAGTTACCCATATATGGCCTTATTAAA